CTGTCTGTTAACTCTTGTTTCATAGTAACAGTATCTTGACCATGCCAATACCATATATCAGTAGACATAGTACTAGAGAAACCATTGTTGATTTCTGCCTGCGTCATGTTAGTTTTTTCAGATAATTTTATTGTTTGGCTAACGCCTCCATTATCTAATGTTGCTAAAGAGCCACTAATTCCACATCCAGAATTACTGTAGTCTATAGCACTACCTGCACATTCATTACCTGTGCCTACATGGTGTTGTTGTGTGGTACCATGATTAACCCAATTTTGAGTACCTCCAGTAAATCCAGAGTTATTTAATAAATTACCTGTGTTTATTTCCGTTGCATAAACGGAACTACTAATCAGGAATAATAATAGACTTAGACGGAACATCTATAAACGCTTTCATTGATTTTTCTAATTGCCACATTAAAAACCAACAAAGAGATGCAGTTATAATAACAGCTAAAAATATACTTCTCATTAATTATGTACCCTTATAATTACTTCTTCTTTAGTTTCTAGATCAATTTGAAGTATTTCTTCTTCTAATACTCTCAATTCTTCAGCAGCTTTTTCTACAGCTATTCTTTCTTGTTGTTCTTTTTCAAAAATAATTTTATCTCTTTTAACTTGCTCAATTGCTTCTAACTCTGCATCAATTTGAGATCTAGTTTCTAACTTAGATATATAAGCTTGATAGTCTGGTCTTTCAACATCATATTTATTCCATTGTGCTATAGCTTCTTTTCCAATCTTACCTTCAAATGGGCAAGGAGTTCCAGCCATAAGCATAGCTTCAAAAACACGTTCATCTTGACACAGTATTGACACAGCCGCTACCTTCATACCATAGTCAAAAAGTACCTTACTTAATTTTATGCGTTCACAGTTTAAATCTCTTATATGTTTCCCTACTGCAGCACCAAAACCTAATGTGCTTACACTTCCACTTACACCCATTGAACATACATCTTGGCTCATAGCTGAGTATGAGGGGGCATTTGCTGATCCTACAGGTATAGAAGAGCCCGTTGTGGAATTAGTAGTTGAATTGGTAGAAGTAGTTGTATTAGTTTGCCCATCATTGTTATTTGTTGTAGTGGCTGTATATCCACCTGTAATTTGCGTATTACTTCCTGAAGTATTTGTTTGGTCATTATCATCATTTGTTGAATCTGCCCATACAGGTAAACTAGCAACAAGGATAAAACTTAGTAAAACTGTTAATAATATACTTTCTTTTAATATTTGCTTCATGCTTTTGTTGCCTTTTTTGTGCGTTTAAATGATCTGTTGTTGCTTTTAGATTTTACAACTAAATTACTAGGACTATTGTTTAAAGGATTACCATCTTTATGATCAACATCCATACCTGCTTTACCTTTCAGTTTGTTAGCCGCGTTACGGCTAGCTCGCCTTTTCTTTTGTTTATCCGTAGAGTGGTAATTGTCGTATTCTTTTCTGTAATTTCTATTTTGCTTTGACATTATACCCTAACAATTCCATTTACGCAAGGACTTATTTATTCTAGAATTAGGATCTTTAGCTGTCTTTGAACTAGTTAATTTCTTTTTCATTCCTGACATACGAGCACAAAATGACTTACGTCTATTGGCTGCTTTAGATCCTTTCTTTAATTTAGATGGCTTAGTTGTGACTGCAGTTTTAAGTTTAGAACCAGGATTAGCTTTACGATAGGATTTGACCCCTTTAGCGTTTAATCCGCCTTTAGGGTCTTTTCCTTCTTTGCGTTGCCATGCTGCAGTCTTCTTAGCCATTATTTCTTCTTTTTCTTTTTACCTCTTAACATAGCAAAATCTGCTGATGTAATTTTACCATCTTTGTTCATGTCTAGTTTATTTACTTTACCTTTTACTTTTTTCTTTTTTTTCTTTTCAGGTGGTCTTCCTTTTTTACTTCCGTAAGTTCCTTTTCCTGCTGGCATATATTATCCTTTTGATTGACTTCGTTTTATAGCTGCTTCAGTTGGAGCGCCTTTAGCACCCTTCTTACGCATCTTCTTTCCTTTTTTCTTTTTCTGTGCAATATTGTACCACAGACCTTTTTTAACAGTTTTGCCACTTTTAGTTTTATGAGTTTCTTTAGTCATTATGGCCTCTTATTGTTTCTGTTTTCTTGTTTATCTTTAGCTTTTTTTTTACGACTTTTTGCAACGTTTTCTTTATATGTTTCTTCTTTTAGATACATAGGCAACCCTGTTGCTGATAAAATTTTTTGTGCAAATTGTTTTATAGGACTTTTTGCTAATCTTTCTTTGCGTCCTTTATTTTCTAATCTATTTTTATTATCAGGAGTTTTTTTTTGTTTTCTGTCATCCATTTTTATTCATTCCTTTCATTGCTATGCTTACAGTTTTTTTAGCATCTCTTGCCATATCTCCAGCAAATTTCATATTCATCTGTTCAGATTTAAGCAGTCGATCTTCATCTTTATTCTCATCATCTATAATCATTTTAGATTCTTCTAATGCGATCTTATCCATGTGAACTTGACGTTTAAGATCTAGTTCCATTTGTTGTAACTCTATTTGTTTGCTAACAGGATCTTCTTTGTCTTTCTCACCAGATAAGATTTTTTCTTTTTCTATATCTAATTGATTAACTTGATCTGCTGCATTAGCTGCCATTAATGCTATTTGATTTTCCATTTCAGGAGGTAGTGGCTGTCCTGCCATGAGTGCTTGTTGCATTTGTGGATCTTGAATCATCTGCATCATTTCTTGTCTGTATTTTAATGCCATATGATCTTGTATATGCGATGTTAATAATTGCATCATTTGTTGATTACCTTGATACGTTTTATTCTGTAAAATTAAAGCATGCGTTACTAAATGTGCATCATGGTTTTGTTCAGGTTTAGCTTGTAAAGGTGCCCCTTTCATTACTGCCATATTTTCCGTTATAGGATCAGCGCTAATAGGTTGTTGTTTCTTTTTTAAATATCTTTCAGGTTCATCAATTCCCATTGCTTGAAATAACTCCATACCAATCTGTTGCATATTGTAGGCTTCTGGTTGTTGTTGAGCTATAGTCATGATTGCATTTATCTTTGCAATTCTGTGTGACTCACTAGGCATGTTAGGATCTGATACTGGTATAACATCAATACTTTTAAGATTAAAATCGTTTTTAAAAATTTGTTGCGCACCACCTGCTACTTCATAGGGATACATTTCAGGTAGATACTCATGATCTATCCTTGCTAAAATACGTAAGTCTTTAGATTGAGCTGAATGTAACCGTTTGTGTACAGCACTGAACATCTTGGATGATTGTTCCAATAATGCCATTGTTGTACCTACAGGCCCATAATTAGATCCATTTTCTACAATTTGGTCACTAGAATCTGCAAACTCTTTTGCTGTATTAACTACATATTGCATTAAGTTAAATAAAGTGTTTGATGGTTCTTTAAATGGTAATGGTTGTAACGATTTAGCAAGATCTCCTGCTGGGCTATTTACTTCTCTCCATTCACCTGGAGCAATTGGCTCATCAGGGGCAAGTACACGAAGACCGTGTGCCTTAAAACCCCCTGGTAAGTTTGCAAAGGTACCTGCATCAATTAATTGACGCATAGAGGACGTAGCCGTTTTAGTTAACCCACCAATTAAATGTAGATAACCATATCCGTAAAATCCTAATCCTGGAATCATTGTAAAATGTGTAAAGAAATGTTTTTTCTTTTTTGCTTGATCATCTTGATCCCAATTTCGTCTAATAGCTAAAATTGTATTGTCATCTGTCATATGAACAATGTAAGGTAATGCAATACCGTTTTCATCTTCAAATCCAGGTAAATCTAAATTTACATGCATCTCTAACATTTCTACACGATCTTTTTGCATAGAAGGTCTAGTTACACCAACAGCTTCATTTGCTGTTTCTTCTGCATTAGATTCTCCATCCATTGGTGAATCCAATACTTCCGTATCTCTAAACATTCCTGCTATTTGATATTTACGTATTTCATTTTGTGACATTGAATACGTGTGTGTAAAACGTTCTGCTGTTTCTAAATCAGATGCATAATAGTCTATATAAAAATCTTGTGCTTTAACATATTGAGTACGTGGTCTTTGCAGAGTTGCATCCCAATAAGTTTTTTTAAATGCAGAACCATATAACCCAACATAGAATAATAAACGATCTAGTTCTGGGCCATACTCTGGCATTTGTAATTGTGTTTGGTAATTCATAAATTGACGAACACGATTTGCTTGTTCCATTTTTTCTGGATTTTGTGTTCCTAATAAACGTGTACGTACTGGCCCTTCTGTAGGGAATAATTCTTTATATGCTTTTGCTTGAAATTTTACAACTGCTTGTGTTAAAGCTGGATGTGTTGCGTTACATGCTCCTGGAAAAGGTTCGCCACCTTGTTCATCTTGTAAACCTAATAGTGTAACACCATCTTCTGCAATGCTGTCATAATCTTGTCTTGAATCTTTATCATTGTCAAATGCTTCAGACAACTCCATTGCAACTTCATTTAATTGTTGTTCATCTAATGTATCAGCTAAATTAGCTTCATGATCTTCTACGTCTAATTCCATTCCGCCTTCTTCATCAGGCAACATGCCCATAGCTTCAGCTGCGTCTATCTCTTGTTGATCTTCTATTGTAACTTCCATGTCAGAATCCATTACACCATCTTCAGGTAATTCTACCCCAATCTCATCTTCTAATTGTATTCTCTTTTCAACGGCCATATGTATCCTTATTGTCGCCTGTTAGTAGTAACGTTTGCGTTGTCTATTATATATGTTTTCTTCATTGCTGTCAAGCCATGTATCTGAACTATTGGAAATATATCCTCCGTTACGCATCCATAACAATGCTTGTGAAATTGTATCCATGTAATCATCATACC